AATATGCAAAAGCACCTTGGCCGTATAAACCACGTACTGCGCTATCAGTTGAACCCAATTTCTTGCCTGTACCACCAAACAAACTGTCGTTCAATTGCTTACCGGCGCGGGTAGTTACAGAACTACCGTTGTTCAAGTTGCGCAAATCTGAACCAGGAGCGTTAGTACCATACTTGAAGTCTAGATAGAAGATTAGACCAGATGGTAGATTCATTGGTTGAACGCTTACGAATTCCTTCGCAGCGATTTCAGCAAACACACGACGAACCAATGGAAGAGCTACGCCAGCCCATTGTTCTGAACTGGTAGATGTACCAGTTGTGGTTGCTTCGTCAAGCAATTGTTTTGCTTGATTTTCTAATAGGATTGACATATGTGCTTTTTCAACACCTTTGCAACCTTCTAGGAGGCCTGTCTTTTCCCATTTGCCTTGTAGTCCACGTGTTTCTGCCATTAATTTGGCCTGTGGATTCATATTGTTTGTCAATAGACTTTTAATATCCATACTCATATTTGTATCTTTCTTTATTTAATTACTGTTAGGTTTTTACTCGCAAACTAATTTTACTTCTTGATTCCTGCGAGTTTTTGGAATCTTGAAGTCATCTCGTCAGCGTGTGGTTCTACAATAGTAGATACTGGCTTAGTTGATGATACTTGTTTGCTTGCCAAACCTTCGGTGATAGTGTGAGCAGTTGTATTGGTTTTTTTCTTGACAACTGATGCACCGGAATTAAATGATTCGGCTAAAACTGTATATGCCAACTTGACTTCACGGATGTTTCTTGTCAAGTCGAAAGTGTTAATGATCTTAAGTTTTTGATCTTCGGTTAAACTCTTACCTTTGAACAACTTGTTGGTATAAAGCAACTTAGCATTCAATAGGTTGGTTTCAGATAGAACGCCCTTCATAAACTTAACAGTGCTTAGAGCTTCTGATAAATGTTTCTTAAGAGATTCGTTTTCTTCGTTGATAGCGACCAAAGCTTCTGCCATTTCTTCGGCGGAAACTTCGTCTGCATATCCTCCTTCAGAAGGAGATGGAACTTGTGCTGGAGCGGGAGCTGCAGGTACTTGATCTACAGGTGCTTGAGCATCAGGAGCAACAGGAGCTGGAGCTGGAGCTGGAGCTGGAGCTAGTGCAGAAGGATCTTCAGCTTCTAGTTCAGCAAGAAGTTCGTCTAGATTAATATCACCCATGTCTTCGCCCATTTCTTCACCTGTATCGGGTGTTTCAGAAGAACCTTGACTGTGCATTTCGTCAGATACTTCGCCTTCTAATTCAGCTAGAATTTCATCTAGTTCTTCACTAGTTACTTCATCGCCTTCTTCAGATGAAGCTTCTTCTTCAAGTTTAACATCAAATTCTTGTTTACCGTTTGAAGATGTAGACTTGAGTGTAGATGGATTTGCTGGCTTAGAAGTCTTAGCTGTTAAACCATCATTTTTACCAATGTTAGAAGATGCAAGCTTTTCTTCAATCTTACCTTCTTCTTCTTCGGTTGATTCTTCTGCCATTTCTTCTTTGAGTTTGTCCGCAAACATTTCTTTCATACTGTTTGCAAAACTTTCTTCAAGGAAGGTTTTTGCATTTGCCAATGCTGTTTCACGAACAGCCTTTGCATCCGCAATACTTTCTTTTAATAGATCGCTCATAATTATATTTCTGCCTTTCTTATTGTTATTTGTTTATGAAGCTATTGAAGAACTCCAAAGAAGATAAATCGCTGTCACATCAAAGAATGATGTATTTGAATAATAAATATAATTAAAAACGTAAATATATCAAAATATTTTATATTTATTGATATATGCCAGCACAAAGTGAAAAGCAAGCGAGACTATTCAGATTAGTACGAGCCTTACAAAAAGGAAAAATTAAACCTGGAAAAGTATCTTCAACAGTACGTACAATGGCTAGTACTATAAAACCAAGTAGCGTTAAAGATTTTACCAAACTAAAAGAAATATTGAAAAGTCTCAAAGAGTCTGAGTATTCACTGAGTGATTTTGACATTATCAAAGGAAAATCTTTTAATCAAGTGTTGAAAGAAAACGAAGGAGTTCCATTTGTCAAAAAAGAAATGTTGATATTTCAAAATAAGCAAAATGGATTTAGCGGATTTGGCAAAACCAATTTTATTCCAAATGCGCCGGAAAACACACAGATACAAACCGAAATATTCAGTAACGGTAGTACAAAAAAGTATGTGTTTAAAAAATTAATAGATCAAAAAAATGAAAATTTAATTGTTTATGCTTGTTTTGTACAAAGAACCTATCCTGATCGACCAGAAAAAGAAATATTTAGTATGTTGAGTACCGGTGTAGATAAAAACAAAGATAGTGAACAAACAAGTTCGTTAGCAGACTTTATAGATAGAATTAACTCTTATGGCCTATAATTTTAATCCCAATTTTTCTAAACATATGAATTCTAAAAAAGATAATTATAAGTTCATAAAAAGAACTGGCGAAGAAAACGCTTATTCAAATCCCGATGTACGTGAAATGAATAATAGTTATAACAAGTACAAATCGCCAAAATTAATTAACTTTATAAATAATGATAATTTTGAAGAAGAAAAAATGTACAAACTTGAAGATATAGATAATCCAAATGGATGGAATTTTATGGAGATAGATTTGTTAGGCGAAATGGATTTTCGTATAGATGACGAGTACAGAATGTTCTCTGAAGTAGAAGTTCCCTCTTTAGATATGGTTAATGAAAAGAGAAAAACCTTCGTCTATAAAACAGACGAAGGTTATGTATTAGAATCAAATAGAAAATATGTTTTTGAATCGTTTATCTCGATGTTGGAATTTATCGATTCTATACCGATGCGTTAGTACTAACATTGGTTGTTTGTGGATTTTCATTCATTGAATCTGCGATCTCAAAATAACGTTCCAATCTCATACCAACTTGTTCATACAACATTTCAAGTTGTTGTTCAATAGCTTTCATCTTTTGTGCTTCTTCGTACATCTTAGCGGCATCACGTTTGATTTCTTTCATATCACGTTCCACCATTTTAGCTTCCATCCATTCGTTACATTCTTTAATAGCATATCGTTCTGCTAAATTAACAGCTTCCATAATTTTTTGTGCTGTTTCATAGACACTATCAGCTTTTAATCCTTTACGATATTCGTTGTAAGATTTAATAACCCCGACCATTTTTGATTTTTCTTCTTTGGTCAAAGCGACATAAGTCGATTCCGTAGAGTTTTCCAGTAAATGTTTTAATTTCATACTTTATAAATATTATAGTTCTGATAGAATGTTGTGAATAATTCTTTCAACATTACTATATGGGTTAATTATTATTTTTTGTTCAACGCTTTCATTGATTTTTCCCTGTGGATACATAAAAGCTCCTTGTGTACTTGGATTGCTTACGAAATCAAACGCAATTAAATCAAAATCGTCTTGTACAACATCTGCATTTTCACGCATATCTTTTTTAACACTTCCTAATCCGCGACTACTAATACCCAAAAGAATACCTGATTGTAGCAAGTCTCTTAAAATGTTACCGCTAGGCGTAGGAAGAATTTCAACTGTACCAACTAAATCTTTACTTTCCCACCCCATATCTACGATATTATGACTTACATTTTTTAAGTTAACAACAGATGATTCTGGGTGATCTAATTCACCCATAGCACGACGTTGTTTAACGAAATTTTGCATATATTTCTCAGCTTCTCTCTTCAACACATCTACTGGATACACACGGCCGTTTTGGTTTTTTGCGTCGGCACGTTGTAATACGCCGGTTACGTATAATTTTCCATCTTTAAGAGATTCATTTAAAGATGTTTTTTTAAATTCAAATGGTAAAATATCTATCAGTACTTGTTTCATATATATTAAGCTTTAGGTTGTGTTGTTCCCGTTTGTGCGTTTTGATCTTGAGTAGTCGCATCCTCTTTATCAGCGGTTATTTTGTTTGATGGAACAACATTTTGTTGACTGTTTGGTTCAACTAATGCTTTTGATTTAGCAACTTGATATTGATCCTTTGGCTTCAAATTATCAGCATTGCCTAAAATTTTAAGTTTAAATCCTGGTTTAACAAAGAATTTAGCCACCTTTTGTTTATTTTCCTCTCGTCCAATAATTATGATGACATATCTATCATAATAATAATCAATCGCAACGCCTGTTACATTGATTGTATAATCTGTTTCAGGCTGTTTGTATCCTTTACTAGCTCTAACCACAATCTTCTTACCCAAAATTTTATCCTGTATTGACTTTTGAAGATTATTCTTTAATGCTTCAGTCGAACTTTTTAATTTTGTATCAAATGCTGTAAAGTCAGGAAGAACATCGTATGTTTTTAAATCTACTGACGGCGCCGCAGCGGGTTGTTTAGGTTGAGCAGGTTGAGCAGGTTGAGCAGGTTGAACAGGTTGTGGGGCAGCAACTGGTTTATCTTCTTGTTCGTATTTAAGAGTATCAAATCTCTCATACATAGGTAAAGCACCTTGTTTATATCCAATTAAATTGGGATCCATATCAGGATCATTGTGTTGAACCAAACCATTTTCGTCAGTATATGTATCGCCTAATTCAATTGATTGTGCTGGTGTTGCGTAAGCCGGACCACTATACATTTGATTTTCCAACTTATATCCATTACTTCTTTTGATAGCTTTAGCTAACTTATATCCCAATTGTGTCGCTGCTCTAATGTTTCCTGGTCCACGGCGGCTAAATGCAAATGGTGTTCTAGCAGCATCGCCTCCAACTGAAACAGGACCAGACGCGACCGCACCTGTACCTGTTGTACTAGCTTCATTTTTAACCTTTAACTTGGTTAAAATTCGTTTAATCTTTTCTTTAAGATTTTGTTTCATTTTTGACATCAATCTTTTTAATTTCTTCTACTAATTCATACGCATTCAATAAAGATGTCAATTGATTTTCTTTAATTATACCGGCACAAGATTTAGTAGAAAATTGACTAATAACTTCATTTATTTTAATTTTAACTACGTCAGATGTAACATTTTTTACTTGGTCTTTTAATACCAAGCTGATTCTTTTGTATTCTTCATTGACATATTTTGTAAATTTACTGGAATTTGAAACATTGGTAATATATTCCTTCAATAGTTTCTTTTGATCTGGCAATAAATCGTTGTATTTACTATTGAAATTTTCAATTAAAAACTTGTATGCTAACAATCTAACGTCTGCAGTTTGACTTCCATAAACATCCAACGATTCTTGATCCGACTTCTTTTCTTTTGTCAAATTTTCAACGATGTACTCTCTGGATTCTATTAACTCAGTAACTTCAAACTTAACCCCACTTTTATCTTGGTCTTCAAATAATTTATAAATGGAAGCATATAACTTATAATTTGGGATTTTGTTCTTTAAAAAATCATCAATGTTATATTTTTCTTTAATTTCTTTGATGATACTATACTTTTGTTTATTTAATTCACGTTCGTCAAGTTTAGATCGTGTTTGTAATACAACACCCAAAAGTCGTTCGGCCGAAGATACATCTTTACTTTTTTGTTGTAAAATAAAATTATAAAGCTGCACCTCTTTTCCAAGTTCTTTACTTTCGTGGAAGTACTTGAACATTAAATTTTTAGTAAATGATTCATCTTTTCCCGCTAGAATGTCTGATGTAATTTGTCGAGTGAGTAGTTCAAACAATATTCCAGCATTCTTGAATTTTGAATGTTTTGCTTTCTTGTGCATATTATTTATTATTATTTATAAATATAATCAATGTGGTTAAATATATAGGAATTATACTATTCTTTTATATTTTGTTCGTCCATGAAAGAATTTTTGTTTCCTTCCATCAAACTTTCTTTTTCTTGATCCAACGTTTTTAACAAATCTGTCAGCCCCTTAATAGACTCCACAGACAATGGCGATCCATTTTTATATTTGTGCGATACTGATAAATCACTGCGTCTATTGTTTTCTAATGTGCCTAGTGGATCTTCCCCAAAAGGATATTTACTGGCATCTTTTCTACCAGTTTGATCACGTTTTTCTGATAACTTTGGGGGAGTTGATGGTTCACCACCAGCTTCAGCGCCGGTATCTTTACCACTATCATCTCCTCCTTCAGGAGCAGTGTCAGTCCCAGGCTCACTACCACCTGGTTCAGCTCCGCCACCACCGCCGCTTTCACCCTCCTTATCTTTTTTATTTAAAAAGGATAGAGCTGGATCATTGCCTTCTTCTTCAATCTGCTTAAATCTATAATTTCCTTTAGCGTCGTCGATTAGTTGTTTTTGCAGAGTTATCATATCATGATCTGATAAACCAAAGATATTTTCATAAATCCATTTCTTAGAAAATACTTTTTGTTCTTGCATATCTTTGCAAAGTTCCACTTTGCTCTTATATACATCGATTTTTTCTTTTTCAAATATAGTGGACGGATTAGTTAATTCCAGTGTAAAATCTACTAATGATTCGTCTCTATATCCTTGGCTATATAAATGAATAACCGCAATTTTATTCAATTCACTAACCATAATACGTTGTATACGTTCTACTGTTCTAGCAAATCTTATGTCTTCAGCTGCTAATGTAGCTTTACCACTCAATGATTCATCATATCCCAAAAATGCTTTGGGTATCTTAAGTGCTGCCATCATTTTATTACGAAGATACTCAATGTCATCGGTACCAGTCCACTCTAATCCAGATAAATTTTCAATACTGGTTCCACTATCACTACCACGAACAGGCAAGAAAAAGTCCTCTACCATGTTTTGTAGATTGAATCTTAAATTATAATCTCCGGTTTCTTGATCCAAATATGGTACCTTTTTCATTTGGTCCATAATACGTTGCATATGATTGTCAACTTCATTTGGTGGAATATTACCAATATCAACTTTGAAAATGCGTTTTTCAGGCGCACGCATAATACGATGAATTAACATTGCGTCTTCCATCAAACTCAATTGTTTCCAAACACGTCGGGCGCCTTCTAAAGTACTTTTTCCATATGGGAGAAAGTTACTATCGCTCAATAATCTAAAATGAGCAATTTGATAGTTCTCCAAATCCTCCATCTTGTTTCCATATGGCAAATTGACTTGAAATTTAACAAAGTTTTTATTGGTCAAATGTGCATTTTCTACACGTGTTACATAATATGTACTCAATGGTTCTACCAAATAAACACCATATTCAGGGCTAATATGAAGTCGTAGATAAAAATCACCATATTTAACCATACACCGTGACCAACTCCATAAATTAAACTCTATGTTCAAAATATCATAGAATAGATTGTGCAAAATGTTTTTAATTTCATCGTTGGAAGATTTGATATGAATTACTTCACCCATTTCATTTCGGGTTGTACATTCATCTGCATAAATGTCCAACGCAGATGATAGAATTGGATCCATATCCATTGTATCATAATCACGAAATAGTTCTACACGACTGCTTTGATATGATAAATTAAAATCTCTAGTATATTGATTATACGAAGTAGTACGTAATCTATTAAACCTGTCTCTTAAACTATTACGATCTGTAGCGTACTGAATTTCATCAGTATCAATAACTTTTAGTTTTTTACCACCAATGTTGCGAACGATCACGTCGTTTGAAAACAAACGCTTCAAACGAGCGAATAAAGACCGACTCCGTAATTCTTGAAAAGATTTATCTGACATATGATTTATCTATAATATATAAGTATTTACATCAACCAAGTTAAACTTTCTTTTTTGTCATTTACCGTGAAATCCATAGTTTTATGATGATCTGGTACCGCGCTTACTTGTTTCGGAATTGAAATTTGACTTGAGACTTTTGATATTTTTGAAATGATTGCACGGTTATAAGCTATTTGTTCATTTCTAAGCTTCAACGCTGTTTCACGTATCCACAATCCAATTCCAATTGCCATAACTAAATCGTCATTATAACCCCTCATCGCTTCTGCTTTGGGTCCGTTCCAAACGAACACATTCAGTTCTTCATATAATCTTTTAGACTTCATAATCACTTGTTTTTGTCTAAAAAATAACTCCAAATTACTTACGATTAAAGGTCTATTTTTACTAGTTGTTGTAAATCCAGGAATTAACTTTTTATCAGCTGTATTTAATTTATTAGAATATGTTTTTTCTACATCAATCACCGTCAAATCAGTTGCGCTATAAAACGTATTTTGATAGTCTCGGTCAATAATTTGTTGTAATGTAGCCCACCCTATAGTGTTATTTTCTACCACCAATAAAGCATTGTTATATTCAGTAGCAACACTAACCAATAAGTTTCCATAATCTTTTGTAGTTAACTGACCTTTATATTCAGCTACTTGTTCCAATGTTTCTATATCTATAACGTGGAATGCACTAAAATCACCACCGTCTCCTCTAGCACAGTCAGCTGTCAATATGTAGTTTTTACTATAATTAGGATAATCCCAGATCCATAGGTCTTGATTGTTACCTCGCTTTTCAACAGGATCTTTTAGATGTGTTTGTTTGTAAAACTCAAGAATATCTACACTTACAACTTGATTACCAGATGTACTAAAGTCGCAATCACATTCTTGTGCTGCACCTTTTACTCCTGACAACTCAGTTTGTTTATCTCTCCACGTTTGATCTCTTTCTGGGTGTAAATGCCAAGGTAATCTAATTGTTTTAAAATTATTCTTGCCTTCTTCAGATTCAACCCAAATTTTATGGAAGAAATTGCCAACACCGTTTGGCGTACTTAGTATAATAGCTCTACCACCAGTAGACAGTGTATATTGAGAAGACAGCCAAATTTCTTCAATACCATCGATAAATGCGGCTTCGTCGATAATTAGTAAAGATAGTGCTGATGAACGACCTGCTGTGCCGGCGGATGAAACTGCTTTGATTTGTGAACCATTTTTTAATCGTAATGACAATCTATTATCTTCTACACAAGGAACTTTTAACCAACTTGGAAGGTTATCGTTTGCAAATCTTACCTTAGTGACAATTTCTTTCGCTGTTTCTTGCGTAATACTAATACAAAGAATGTTCTTATCATTATGAAATGTCATTAACCACAAACTATAAGCGGCTGTAAGGGTACTGATACCCATCTGACGACTCTTAAGAACAATGTTTAATTGATTATCAACAAAGTTTTGTAAAGCATCTTCTTGAAATGGATATAGTTCAAATGCAACCGTGCCTCTAATAGGATGTTGAATCTTAACATACTTCTTCATAAAGTATATAGGATCCTCTATACACTTCTTATACTCTTGTTTTATTATTTCTCTGAGATTTGGCTGACTCATATTTTTCTTCGTATTCTTTTATCTTAGGGGTCAGTTCATCTAATCGTATATCAATAACCCCTATATCTTTAATTAAATCTTCAAATATTTTATTGTAATCTATATTGCCATCCCATTTTTCAAATGATCCATCTTCTTCAAGAAATGTAACATCTTTATCTTTATTTTCTTCACAGAACTTTTTACTTTCTTCAAACTTTTTCTTATAATCTTCTAAAATACTACGTTCATTTTTTAAATCCTGCAGTTCATTATAGACATCAAACATACCCATCAATTTTAACTCAGTTTGAAAATTAATAAAACAGTCGTAACAATATCCAGTTTTAGGCCAAACTCGGTCGTCCAAATAATTGCCCCATCGAACATCCATATTACACGTTTTACAACGTTTTTCATTAATAATCGTGGCACGTTTTGAAACTCTGCGTTTACTATTATTCTTCCAAACCCATTTGTGTCCTTGACTATCCTCCCATTCTTCACCTTCTTTGCGTTTATTGTTCTCCAAATTGGCATCGTAGCCAACTTGTACGAATGGACGATTGCCTTCTAGGTAATCTTTAACGATGCCTAGATTACTTTTACCTGATGCTTTCTTCATAACAAATACGTATTTAATTTATTTCTTAAACTTACTTCCAAGACCTTTTATAATAAAACTTCCTGTAATTTTAAATGGATCACTGTAAATACTTGAATCTCTCACAACTATACCTTCGTGTTTTTCTAAATCGCCAATTTCACTGGTAGCATTTTTTAATATTTCGTCTCCCAATTTAATTGTGGTTAAATAAACAATAGTATCATTAACTATTTTATTTACATCTTGACCGGCAAAATCTTGACTGATATTTTTACTATCAACCGATTTTAAAAATTGTTCACGGGTAATCAGTGGCGTTTTAAACTGTAATCCTTTTAACCAGTCTTTCAAAGACTTAGTTACAGCTTCACCTGTGGGATACAACGTAACTGATTGCGTCAAAACACTCGCTAGGTTTGGTTTTGATTTGAAAGTAGTATCAACACTACCCAATACCTTAAAACCACTCTTCATAGCAACCACATTTAATTTGTTTATATAAGATTGCATAGCTGTTTTATCATACGGTATTTCAACAGCTTCTCTTGATTTAACACTTCCATCTTTACCAAAAGTTTTTGGCTTAATTTCTTTTAACCCGTGAATAGCTAAAAAGTTTCCAATTTCTCCATATCCAAGTACATTTGTTTGACCCTCTACATATTCAATGTTGAATAGTATATTAGGATTATCTAATAAACCCAATGTCTTTAACTCAGTTTGTGTAGATGAAATTGCTGCGTCGAATATATTAATAACTTTAGCCCCTATATTGACAAATCCATGACCAGCTCCAAATCTTGTTTGTAAGTCCTCAGGTCGCATTCCTTTAATATCAAGCGGTTTTGCTGATCCACGATCCATTACAAATTGACCGTTTACCATACGAATACTTGCATTAACACCGTCAATCTTTACACTGCCAGCTCCTTGTTTTAAAGATTTAACTGATTTTGCAAATACATCTACCAATTTAGCGCCTGTATCGGCAAAATCAAATGGGTGTGCCATATGTCCACCAACACCGCCTTCACTAATTACTTCGTTTAATATATTATTTAGTCTTATCATATGGTTTTAAAAATGTTTTATCAAATACAGGAATTGCTTTTTTGTAAGAACTCTTTGTTTCATCAAGAGCATTATCTGTAAATTGCCAATTCCAAAATAATTCATTTGGCGTTTTGAATCCAAAAAATTGTAATACTTCTTTTTGTGTTTGAGTAACATCTTTTCCATTCCAATTTTGACCAGTAGCAATAAATCCTGAATCTATATCTTTTACTATATTGCTTTCACCCAAAGTAGAATGTCTGTTCTCAATCCACGTCAATCTTTCAATTAATTTCTGATAAAAACCGTTAGCTTGTCCCCATCTTACACTAGCAAAAAATAAAACGACATCACTTTCAAATAATTCTTTACTTATTTTCCAAAGTTCATCGCTTTTATTATTTATACTAGCCCAACAACGATGTTCGCCTGTAGGATTTTTCTCTTTATCTTTTAAGGAAGAATCTTTTGTTCCACAATGATTTCCCCATTTAGATGACACATTACCTTCACACGGAAATATGTTTAACTTGGTTGTATCAATCAAAGTTACTTTTTCTTTACCTAATAATTCTTGTATTTTAAATGCAAGTTGTGTACTTTTAGCAATATCGTCTTTGTGACCACTCCATCTATTACTAGTGGTTAGTAATAATACTTTGTTCTTGGTACGTAAATAATCTATTGTTTTTTTGTATTTACGAGCATAAAGATCCATATCTTGCTCGCTCTGAGGAAGTTTGGCTTCTAATAATAAATCGGTTAAACTGATCATTTTGCTAATTGGTCTAGTTTAGATTGCATAGTCATACCACGTATAACTTCAGGCGTACCACCATTATCTCTATTAAAATAACGCTTATAATTACTTAATGCTACATCCAATTTAGCTTTATCAATAGTCCCTTCAGATAACATTTTTTTTACCATTTCCAAATTATTAACCACTAATACATTGGTATCAGTGATAACTCTGTCGATTAATATTAATAGGGATGGATCAATTGATTCTTTAACTTGTGGTTTGGTTAAATCTTCAATGATTTTAGTCAGTCGTATCATAATATATAAATATACCCATCAAATAAAAAACCCCGCTTATTTCTAAGCGGGGTTCGTTATTATATTTACTTTAGATTAGGAACTAAAACTAGCACCTGTTGGTAGAATGTTGAAATCAAGAATAATGAATTCAGCAGTTCTAGTTGGTTGGATGAAGATTTGTCCGTAAAGAACATTACGATCAATCAAGTCAGGAGTATTGTTTTCATCGTCCATTTTGACTTGGAATGCGTAGATACCGTTACGTTGTTGTACTGATTCCAAGTATGGAGTTACAATACTCAAGAAACGATTTCTTGTAGAAGCAACGTTTTGTTCGAATACCAAGTAGTTGCTTGAACTTGCGATAAACTTCTTCAAGTTGATCAACAAACGACGTACATTGATACGATCCAAAGCGCTTGGGGCGATTTGTAGAGTCTTTTGACCCCATACACAGATACCTTGACCGGGGAATGCTGCGATTGGATTTACACGACCTTCGTACAACGTATCACGTTCACCGTGGGTTACACGATCAAGTACTTGTACAGCGGTTGCAATACCACCACGGTTTAGACCTGCTGGAGCGTACCATTCAGCAGCGGAGTTATCGTTAGCAGCGTAAACTGCTGGTAATACCACTGAAGGAGGAACATTGATAATCTTGTTGGTGTTAGTATCTAGGATCTTAACCCAAGGATAATAAGTACCTACATAATTACTGTCGATTGTGGCTACACTGTTGATAGCTGCATCAATCAATCCTACGGTTTGATTGCTTGCTGGGAACACTACGTTATCCATAATGTAGAAACAATCTTGACGAGTTTCACACATATCGATAACCAATTCAGTTACATAACTGTGTTGTTCACGGAATATACCTGGGGTTACAATCAAGTTGATATCAAATTCATCTGGATTACCGATTGCAGCAATAGATTGCTTATAAGCGATACTACCAGGACTATTGATATTTGTACAATCTAAACCTTGTGTATTACCAGCTGTAATATTACCACCCACATTGATTGGAATTGCTGGCCATTGACCTTCAAATCCGCCTTGGAATCCAAGTACGAACTTACGTAGTCTGACATATGTAGATTCATTTACAGCGTCGTAAACACTTGGAATACTACCACTCAATGTTGGAGATAGTAATGATCCTGTACTCACGTATGTACCCTGAGCATAGAATTTACTATTTGTTGTACCCCATACCTTATCTTCTAAATCGAAGTCGATATTTGCACCATTACTATCAGTTGATCCATAGTATGGCAATGGCTTGAAGTATTGCTTAGTGTTATTTTCTACACCTACACCAAATGAAGATGTTGGATATAGAGCTTGAATTTCAGTGTCAGTACCTGGTACACTACCAAATACTGTACCTGATGGATACTTACCAGGCCCTAGACCGTAGATACTTGCCTTACTGTATTGTATAGCAGGTACATAACTACTTGCAGTACTATCAATAGGTGTACTATATGATTCAAATCCGTATGGTACGCAACTTACTGGGTAAGAAACGTCACTGGCTTCAATTCTGATATACTTACTTAATGTGGTAAAATCACCGAATTGAATTATTTTACCAGCATAAGTGATATATGCATATCTGTTACCAATTCTACGAGCAACATAGTTTGCGGATTCTGGATCCAAATTCAAGTTTTGATAGATTTCCAAATACTTTGGCTTCTTATCAGTATCACTATAAGCACGTACTGATAGTGTGAAACTACCCCATTCACTGCCTGGGACAGTACCAGACAACTTAACGTTGCTGATTTCAATCTTGAACTTAGTGTTACTTGGTGTGCCATCGCTCAAAGTGTGAACTTTGAACAACTTGAACTTAGTTGGTGAAGCGGCTACATCAGCACTACCTTTGAATGGAGCAATCTTTTGACTGTAGATCCAAGGGGTAGAAGCATTGGTGATGCTAAATTGACTATCGCCGTTATTCAAATCAGTACTATATTGATCGACAAACTTTAGAGGTTCGCCAACAATTGAACTTCCTGATAGATTGCTTGTGCCTACTTGTAGTTTCCATCCATAAGCACTTGTCTTTTCAGCTACGAACTTCTTGATGCTATCTTCGAATAGAACGTAGTTGTAAGCAGCTTCAACTTTTTGACCAGCCACTTGTTTATTAGGATTGCCAACGGTTGGATCCATACCAAATACGTCTTTGATATAGTTATTATCGTTTTCATTTAAACTGAAGTCGTAGTAACCATATGTACCAGCACTTGTGCCACCAGCTGTATTTGTATAACTATACTTTAATGCCAAGTTGTAAACATTTGCATTAGGGTCGATTACATTCTTATATGGGAATGTACTACTTGTCAATTGGCTCAATGTTGAGGTATTGAATCCGTATACTTCATAATCATTGCTAAATTGTGTAGAAGCATTTTGGGTATTTGCTAATACTGACAAGATCAACTTTTGACGACCTGTTAGTACTGGATTACATTGATCTGGGCTTGCATTGTCTTGACTTGTAAATGCGCCACTATACTTACCGAAGTCACCACTTATCACACCTATTACTTGTAGACCGGCTACACAACTTCCAACACCACGTAGTGAATGGAAACTACCACTTTGTAGTGTTAGTGTTGTGCCTGCTTCTACATTGAAGTTTGATAAATTGTAAGCGATATTACCATTGAAGTAAGATGAACTTACTAGATCAACGGTTGTTGTACTTTCATCAAATGCTGTGGCCACGGATGTTTCGGCATCTATATTTGCGCCTTGTAAACTTGATGTCAACAAGAAGAATTTAGTACCAACTGGCTTTGCATTACCATTTGCTAGAGTAGCGGTACTAAATTTACGTACTAATAACCCAGAAGAAACTGTACCGATATCAACTGTTTTATTAGCGTACAAGATACTACCACTTAACTTACCTACACCGTCAGCGTCATCTGCAGTTACACCACTTGTTACAGCTGCGGATCCGAATTTTACATTCAACGATCCACTGATTGTCATCGTCGAAATATCAATGCGTTGTACCAATTGAATTGAAGAACTCAATCCAGCACCACTCAAACTCGCAGTTGTAAATGATAATGATGAATTTGCACCGTAGTTAGCAAAAACCAAACCAAATGTATTTGGAGCAGTAAATGATGCGGTTAAGTAATTATTGTTTGAACTATCAAATGTTAGTTTGAACTTACTTGAACCACCACCTCCGACAGTAACACTACCACTTATACGCGATTTATCAAAATCAAATGCGGCCAAAGAATGATCTACTGAAGATCCCGCTTTTGCAACTTTACCGTTTCTGGCAACAACAGAGCTGCTAAACAATTCATAATGTCTTGTGGAAACAACTTTGTATACTTTACCCAAACTGGATGAAGTTGCCAAAGAAGCTGAAAGTGCATTGATTCCAGTAACACTTCCGACTGTAGCTAAATATGATGAAATTTCAGCAGTTGTTGCTCTCGTAAATGTAGCTGATCCTGTTATACCACTGCCTACTGAACCCTTAATTTCAGCCGAACCAGTGATGTTAACAGCGGTACTAGTTTGTTGATAATTAACGTTTGATACATAGTCAGTAGTATCAATATACATAAATGAAGCTGTTGTGATAGCTCCTTTATCAGCGTTTCTGTCCCAGATACCTGGTTGGGCATATACAATCAATGGATTCTTTTGCCAGTAACCGGTTAGACCACCTACACGAACAATGGTAACTATACCTTGTTGTAGTAGATATTCTTTCGCTGTGTATGGTCCATAATACACACCATCAGCGACACCGAATCTTGTTTCCAAGTCGGATACGCTGGTTATTGTATTTGGAAAAAACGCTGGTCCGTCAGCGAATGGAGCAATAATTGCTCCTCCAATGTTTGCTACTCCTTGAGCCAGACCGGAGAGGTCATTTTCACGTGTGAATACACCTGGGCTTACTATATTTTGTGTTGGGGCGAATCTTCCGCCTTCTGTTATTGGCATAATATTAATATCCTTTCGAAGTTATATTTAATTTATAAATATAACTGAAAAATCCAAGAACTAACTATTTATTATATCTTTAAATTTTTTGTTCTATTAATAATTGATCGATAACATCAATAACCATCTTTGGGGTTATTTCTTTGGTACATTCAAATTCTTCTTTTTTATCTGATTTTGGACACCATTTCCAATTTCCCTTATCAAATAAAGAATCATTCCAACATCCTGTACATACTGAGTGATTTTGCACTCTATATGGAGTTTCAAATTCAGCATATGGATAAGAAAACCCACTAATAAGTACAACTGGCTTTTTAACTGCCCAAGCTAACCAAGATAAGCCAGATGGTAAACCAATAAAGAATTCGCTGTGGTGTATCTGATTCATACGATCCACAAGTGGTTTATCTCCTGTATAATCTAACGCATTTGATGGCATATTGTTGACACAATCCCGGCCATTACCAAATACTTTATGTTTATCGATACAAATTACTTCAAAATCTTTGGATTTAAGATACTCGATTACTTTTTCCCATCCGCCTTTATTATTCCAATATTTGGCTTGACAGGTACTTTGTGTTGCGATAGTAACATATCTTTTCTTTAGTGGTCGTTCTTTGATTTTAAAATCAATCAAAGGCGACTCTGGTTCATATGGCAATCCCAAATAATCACTTGCTATTTTTTGCAGTGGTTGTTTTCTAGGATCAGATTTACATCTATCATTGTTTGCTCCATTTTCGTCAACATAATATCCCAATTTGTAAGTAGCGAATACATCCGATACAAATTTGTTATTGTCAATAAACTTAATTTTAGGATATTTTTTCTCAAAAATATTTTTTAAAGGCAATTTTACGTAAAGATCGCATTCGTGTTTCTTTCTGAATTGTTCTATGATAGGCATCCAAGCTAATTGATCGCCTAAAGAAAAACTTTCATATTCAATCAATACCTTTTTATTCTTTAAATTAAATTTATAAGTTTCTACCAATTCATTTGTCTTATTATCTTTAATATGAATTTCATAAGGAATGTAATATGTAAAATTACAACTTCCCCACCAATTATGTTTTAAATCAGTTTCGTACTTAATCGTGTCGTCGTCACTATTATAGAATGTGACGTGGAAACTTTGATCTGTATCCAATGGATTGTCTACTTCTATCTTAGCTGCGTCATTGAACGTATATTTAAATATAGCTTTTGTTTTAATACTTTGTTCATTCTTTTTTATATTTTCATAAACATTAATATGACGAATGGCGAATAATCTTTCGGTATAGTGATCATATAAATCAATTAATTGATGCACGCGATTGAAGTAAGAATTTTCGTTTGCGGATTGAAGTGCTTTATTTTTATACGTGTCATAATCACTAGTTATCGTTTGTACAGCAGACTTGATTTGTTCTACATTGCGATCAACTACAATCATACCGTTATATGATTTTTCTTCAAATGTACCTACTACAGGTAAACCACAACTCATTGCTTCTAACAAAGTTAAATTGGGATGTCCGGCTTCTAATTCAGATGGGTGTAAAAATATAGAATGATCATTGTATAAATTAATTAATTGTTCCTCCGTTAAATCAAATAGCTTGGTTAATTTATCGTAATTATTTAATTCAGAATCTAAATGATCAAAGAACTTTTTATTATTTGATGGACCAGCAATTGTAATTGGATATCCTAATTCTTTAGCAGCTTTAATTGCGTATACAAATCCCTTTCTGTCATAAGATTGATTATTCGCATAACCATTATTTGCAACGCATAACAATTTATTTACATCGTTTTTATTATTTTTGCACACGAATACATCTGTGTTAACCGCGTGAGAAAAGTAACGTAATTTCTTACTGCCAAAATAATCAACCAAATATTTGGCTGGACATGTTGATAGTACACTGTTCTCAATAGCTTGAAGGTTTTCTTTATATACATCTGACTCTTTACCATATAAATAAGAATGGTGATCGTGTAAACTAAAGATATACGGTATACCACGTTTATGACATTCGTTCGCAAGATTTGCTACGTGGACGTGTACAATTGTGTCATCCGCATAATGAATTTCATTCAAATATTTTATTTGACAATCCAATCCTTTATTATTTAGAAGCTGGTAGTAATCCCAAATAATTTTTTCAACCGCTCCCCATCCATTGGGTGGAATAGGCAATAAACCCAGATTAACTTGTATAATTTTCATTGTGTAATATCAATAGAACCGTTAATATCTATATCCTCAAGTCGTCTAAAAGATTTTTTATAACTCCTCAACAAAATTTTATTTTGATCATATAGATTGTTTTCGATTTCGTAAAAGTTATCATTTTCAAAATCATTTGCTAAATAGAAGCAAACTTTATCTGATACATTGTATGTATGATAATTCTCCATTGTTCCGTTCTTTTTTATTATTATCTCATTTATTCTATCATCTACTTTATTATTAATATAAGTTAAAACGCCAAACTTATTTATATTCTTCATTCTCAGTACAGATAGATATTCTACCATCGAGAATAAATTATTCTTACTATTACTTAAATAAGTTTCTTCGTTGTTTGTATAATCTATGTGTAAATCATTTTTATAAGAAATTAGTTTGTTATAATAAAATTGTTCTAATCCATTTGAAATATTCTTTTTAGTAACAAAATCCATATAATCATCCGGCGTATAATATTTGAATTTTTCCAAAAAGAATTGAGTATTAATTCCATGGAACACTGTCTTAAATGTATCTCCCTCTAATGCTTTATCATAAAAAAAGAATGCTTTTTTATTAATCAAGATATCATCAACGTCATATAACTTTGAAAAATCTAAATCTGAAATAATCATATCATAATTAAAGCAAATTGCATTTTTATATCCAATTTTATTTGCTAGAGATATACCGTTATAATAGTTTATTAATACAGCGAGTCCATGATAGTTGTCACAATCCGATGGTGGAAAGTATAAACTAATTTTAGTGTTATTTAAATCGTATGTCCACCTATTATAGAAGTTGTGTTTTAAAATAGGATTATTTGCATCATAAACATAGTGATCAGCTGCTTTTTGTAAATTCACACTAGCTGGATAATGTGATGACAATAATACTTTATACCCAGCTTTTTTAGCTTGATTAATTGATTCTAGTGTCGTATCTTCAACAGCTTTAAAATTTGGATGCGTTGATATAATAACTACTGTATCTTTACTTGATGTTTTGTTAGAAATTAAATTAACCACTTCCAAATCTGAATTCATCCCCAATTTATTTTTTATAAGTTTTACATTGCGGTTAAAATTGGTTTCATCCAAATACTTTATATTTTCAAACACATTATATCGGTTGAGATAAACAGGCAAATTATATAATAGCGATGGTATATTATAAGAGATAGCTTCTTTAATTACAATTGGAGCTGTTTCTTTATCGGTAGCGTGTCCTCTACTAGTGAATAAAAACAAATCCATACAACTATAGAAGTTCTCTACATCTTTTCTTTCACCCCAGACTTTTACGTTGGATGGTAAATTTTCTAATATAGGCTGCCAATATGTTTTAAAGTTGTCGGCCATATTACCCAAACAATGAAATTGAACGTTTTCATTTTCCATTGCTCGAGCGTATTCTACAAATTCTTTTTGATTTTTCCGTGGCGTAAATAATCCGACATGCAATACATGTTTTTTAGTTTCATCCAATCCCAAAAAGTTTAGTCCCTCCGTTCTATTTTTTCTACGTTTAACTGCAATTGGATACTCAATAACCGCCGTGTTTACATTTAACGATTCAAGATTTTGTTTTTGATAATTACTTACAAAAGTAAACTGATCTGGAAAAACTCTTTTTTTCTTAGGATCAAAGCTGCTATCGTGTGATGTTTCAACGATCAGATATTCTCTATCTTTATTATACAATTTAGTCGCTAAATTAACATCCATAAAATACTCTGGCATTTCTTCAAGATGAATAATATCAGGCTTTATGTCATCTATTAGTTTAAATAATTCAAACTTGTTTGACGAGAGTGTGTAAAATCTTCCTCCGCATATTTTTTGAAGTTGTTTTCGTTGTACAACCAAAACCCCTCCCGTAATATCATCATATTCCACACAATATATTTCATAATCATTTATCAATGATTGTATCTTTTTTAACAAAAACTGAGGCAATCCGCCAGTGGAAAGATGTGGCGCTATAAACAATATTTTTTTCATAATTTACTTGTTGAGATAGATCGCATTCATATGTGATAGATTATGATCCAAAGCATTTTCTTTGTGAATCAATTTATATCCTAAATTTTTAAATCTATTAATTATCTTTGGAACATTTATACCATCGTTGTAATGAAATTCAAAAAATATACTATGGACATTTTTAAAAAATTCGTTGCTCGTACTTTCAAAAAATGTATATTCAGCTCCTTCAATATCAATTTTAAAATATGTTGGTAATTCCAAGTTATTATTTGCTACAAATTTTTCTAAATTAATAGCATCCACTTCAAATGTACCTGTATCACTAATCTTGGATCCTACCGTCCATTCTGTAGTACCAAATTTTACTTTTTTAAAAGTACCATCGATTGCATTATTAAATGTCGTTACATTTTTTCCATACTTATCTAAGTTATAATTCAAATATCCAAAAATCTCTGGATGTGGTTCAAATGCATATATTTTTTTAACATTATAATTAGAGCACGCAATTGAGAATGATCCTATGTTAGCTCCTAAATCATAAACAATATCGTTATCTTTTATTTTGAAATTATCTAAAAAATAATCATCATTAAAAAAAGTATGATATGGTTGATATGTAACATCGCCATCTTTAGATTTTAAATCTAAACATCTAAACTTTTTAGATCCGTGATAATTTTTACTAAATAAAAGATTATTATTATTTACGTCGGTTATTTCTATGGAAAAACCAGGATGAGTTTTATTAAATACATCTTTTATGAAAAATAAACGACGTTCATACGTCCACAAATCATAACCGACTGTGCAATGATGGTACAATAAATGTGATATGAGATTGGAATCTAAACTTCTAATTGTTATTAAGAATTCGCAATTAGTATTGATATCACTTATAGTTTGAAATAATCCATCTTCCGAAATTTCAATAGTTATATTTCCGAATTTTTCTAGATAAATTGTATCTGATAATGACATATTAAATATATACTACTTTACTAAACCCATTATCTTTTTTTATTTCTATTTGATTATCAACCATATCACGCATTTGATCCAAATGACTGATTACCCAAATAAAATCAAATTGATGTTTTAAATAGTTAAATAACGCACCCATTTGACCCAAATGATCACTGTCAGCACATCCGAAACCTTCGTCGATACAAATGATATTTGGTCTTGGTAAATTGCTAATATTAATCAATGCGACTCTAATGGCTAGACCACTCACAAACTTCTCCATACCACTAGCCATTTCAAGAGGCCACTGACGATCATCATATACGATATTAGTCATAATGTTCTTACCATCAGTTTGGAGTGTAATTGTAAATTCGACCAACTGTTGAAGAATGTTATTAACTTCTTTTTCAATTTCCGGTAGAGTTTTAGTTATGATTTCATATGGAATGCCGTCACGACTAACAACAGTTGTGTAATGTTTAAAAGATTCATAACTAGATTCAAGGTCTTTTACTTTTTGTAACTGATCGGTTACATTTTTATATTGCAATTCAAGTCTTCCTTTTTCAGTGGAAGATGAAAACAACTTTGAATTAATAGACTTAATATTTGTGTCTAGGTTTTTAATTATATCTTTTTGAACCCCTATTTCTTTCAATGTGGTATTATTATTTTCAATAATATCTTTATTTGTATAAAAAATATTAATATTATCAGTTACACTTTTGACCGTAGCTTGAATTTTAATTAGATCATTTTCTAATTTAAGAATTGTATTTGAAATTATACTTCTAGTTTTGTCAAAATTTACTTTTTCTAGATTTATCTTCTGACATTCTTTGAATTTGGATTCCACGTCACCACACCCATCCAAAGCCAACTTTAATGCATTGTATTCATCAAAAATAATTTTGGCTTTAGACTTATCATTATCTAATTCAGCTTTAACTTTAATTGCATCTTTTACGAATACGTTATTAACACAATATGAACAATTTGGATCGTATTTATGATCCTCTAATTTTTTTAATTTGTCCATTTTATTTTTTACAACGATCTTGAGATTATTCAATTCATTGGTTTTATTATCAAAATTTTGTTTGACCTGTTTGTAACTATCATAATCTTGATCAATGTTTTCACAGTTTGATAGTGAAAAAGATAATGCTGAAATCTTTACTTCAATGTCTTTCAATTTATCTTTTTGATTTTTGACATTAACATTAGTCTGTTCAATCTGACTTTCAATCTTAATCTTATCACTTTCCAAGTCTGAAATATTAAAATCAAAACTTACTGTTTTGGTGATATTATTAGACAGTTCCAGTAACATATTGTTATGGGACTCTTTCAACAATTCGTGTTTCTTTATTTCTTCATTATACTCTGTGATTTTAGTATTATTATAATCTATACTACCAGATACAACTTCTAATTCCTGAATAAGTTTATCTTTGCTAATATTCTTTAATAATATATTTGTTTCCTTAAACTTATCATTTGCAATTGTATAAAGTTGGTCGAATACATCCAATCCCATAAACTGACATAAAAGATCTTTGCGTTCTGTTTGACCCAAGTCGATAAATGATCCAACTTTGCTGTTTTGAATACTCAGTACAGTAAGAATAAAGTCTTCATATGTACCAACATAATCTCTAATGATGTCATTAGTACTACGCCGAGCTTCGCCGTTCAAAGGAGATTCATTTCCATTCTCCATCTTATAGAATTTAACTTCTACTTTAACATTTCCTTTTTTATCAGCCTTACCTTCACGTTGGATGAAATAATCAATTCCGTTTACTTCAAAATTAAACTTACAACGAAAACTCATTTTCTGAGTATTTAATACGTGAACAGCTTTGTACCCTTTGCTGAATTTGTCAAATATACAAAACGCCAATGCATCCATAATACTCGATTTACCACTAGCATTTGGTGCAAATAGTCCAATAGTACCATTCAATTTAGCAAAATCAATTACATTTCCTTCGCCGTAACTGAACATATTATCAAACTCAAATTTCTTTGGTTTCCACCGAATGTTCTTGGGAGCTTTATCTTTGGGTACTTCTTTATTGATAGTCTTATTGAGATCCTTTACCATCTCAATTACAGATTTATCAATGTTTTTAGATATCAAATTATCTTCAATTAACTTGTTTTGATAATCAACATCGAAAATATTATGTATATCAAATGATTTACCTGAATTTAAATTTATATCATTTAACGCATCATCTGCTCTAACATATGTAGTTTCAATGAGAGTAGATTTACACTTGAGATCATTTACAACCTCTTTTACCTGTGACGGAATAGATTCACGACAAATGATTCGAAGAGTAACTTTTTTAGGAATATCAGAAATATCGGTAATTAACTTGCCTTTATCTACTTCAACCGTATAATACCCATATTCATTTACAAGTTCATAATGCTTATAAGTCTTATGATTTAGATTCCATATAAGTAATCCGTGTCCTTTGAGGTCTTCACCGTGATTTTGTTGAATCATAGATCCAGCATACACAATAACGGGTAATGATTCATCTTCGTTGTACTCTTGTAACATTTGATGTTTATGAATATCACCAAGCATAGCAATATGATGTCCATTAAATGTTTCATTTGTAACGGATCTATTATTAACCGTATAACCAATGTCGGTTACAGCATTATATACTGGTCCGTGAAACAAAGCGATGTGGTGATCTGTTTCGTCACGATATTTAGTTGGAATGTCCGTATATTTAATATATTTTTCAGGCGCATCCCAATCAAAAACACTGAGATTATTAAACAAAATATTTTCGTAACGATAAACATCTGTCTTTTTTAGATAATATAAATTGGGATGATTTAACGCATCAACAATTGGTGTAATACAATCTAATCTGGATTTATTAGCAAGAGTAGCATCGTGATTTCCAGCTGTCAAAATTACAGGAACTCTATCAGCACAACTTTTTAGAAAATCACTTCCTAGTTTGACACACTCAGGACTTAGATCGGATTTATTGTGAAACAAATCTCCAGCAATTACCAGAATAGCGTCTAATGTTTTTGCTTTGTCCAACGCTTTATAGAGCTTCTCAAATACCAAAGTATACTCATCGTGACGTTTTGTTAAACGAATATGAATATCAGCAATATGAATCACTGAATTAATTTTTTTATCCGTGCGTTTTAATACAATCATAGTTTAACCATTAATTTAAATTTATATAGTAGACTCTCATCCATTCTAACACCGCTGTGTATGGTTTGCCAAGTCTTTTCGTGACCTAATTCATTTGGATCCTTACCATCAGGCCGAATCAAATAAGTTTCTATATTATTCTCAAGTAAAAAATCACAAATTCTCAGACTCGATGTTAACGCGTCGTTATCCAACAGTACATTTACTCTGGGTGGTTTATTTTCTATCAACTTCATTCTGAGTGTTTTGGATAAAGTTTTACCAAAAAGGGGTATCGCATTATATTTTACGGACATAGCATCAAATACGCCTTCAACCAATGTAATCGGTTGATTAAAATCTGTAAATAACTCAAATCCTATAATATCCTTGCTACCATCACATAATCTATATTTTAGATAACCATCACAAAATGATCTACCGCAGTAAAAGTTAAGTTTTCCCACTGAGTCATATGATGGTATAATAACCCTATTAATAAATGCACCACTATTACAATATCCAATATTATATCTAACTATATCAAGTGTAGTTATGTTTCGATTTAAACAATAACTTAAAGCACGTTTATATTCAATATCACTATTTGATTTACATAAAGGTTTAAATTCATCGGGTAAATTTAGTATCTTTTTTTCTTCTTTTACTACAAAGTCATTTCGTTTTGGCGCATCTTTACACAAAATGTCATAATATTCTTTAGAGGCTTTTACTTTTTTAAGAAGACTATAAAAACTTTTCCCACTAAAATTACAGACCCAACATTGATAAAACCCAGTTTTGGTGTTTATATTTAACTTCCGTTTATGATGTTTGCAGTTGGGACAAAAAACAATAATTTCTTCACCTCCCTTTTGGACGTGAACCTTTTGTTTAAATAATCTTGATAAAGTGTCAACCACAGTCATTTTAAACACTATAACACAGATTTTTCGATTTACAACTTTTTATATAAAGAACAAACTATTCCATCGTACATATCACCATTTCGTGCATCCCAATTGCCTTTTTTATTTAATACAGTAAATTTGGTAACAGCAGGTAATATCTTTTCGAGTTCTATTTTCACAAAATCTTTTGATTTAACCCCTTTAATTCTACACTTGCCAAACAACTGTTTGCGTATAGTGTTAACAGACAATAAATTTACTTTGATTTTGAAGTGTTCTTCGATAATGTAAGCAAACACTGCATTGTGACGGGCTAATGTGATAATAACTTGTTGTGATGTAAATCCGCCGGCAAAACCACTAAGAGCAGCTTCTAAATTAATGTCGGTAACATCTTTAATTAACTGATTTTTTTCCAATTCGGATATAACAAAGTAAGTTTTTTCTTTTGTAGTTTCAAACTTTTTTGTATCTATATAGCCAGCATCTAAGACGTTTCCGTCTTTACTAAATGCCCACCCTGTAACTGATGTAGATGAATCTAAACCTAATATAACCATTTAAAATACATATCAACGGAAATATCGTTTCGTATTAAATCCTGGCAAGGTGTCAACGTAATTCAACGCTTCTTTATTAAAATTTACTTCTTGATTGTCGATTGATGTAAGAAATCCTGGATTAACTGTATATTTGCGAGATTTTTGTGAATAACCCATTTCTCCTTGTAATCCATCCAACATAGTACCACCTGGTATAAATCTTGTAGCTTTATATGCATTAAACGTACCGCCAGCTTTTTGTTTGGCTAGAAATCTAGCTTCCAAGCTGGTCTTTAATGATTCACGGTCGATTACTTTTGCGTCTGGTGATGTTGCCATATATTTGTTTTATTATATAATAAATATAATTAAGTATCCCATTTAACAGAAATATTTATTGGAATTTCACCCGTATTTTTAATTGGGTGTGCTAATTTAGCTACTGCGACCAGATCACATCCACTGTATAATCCGACGGTGGTTATATATGGCGCTAAATAAGATCCCGTTGGATCAATTGATGAACTATATTGATAATTGAAAAATGGTTGTTTGACATAATTCTTAATTGATTTACCTGTTTGATTGTCTAAGAATCTAATGATATCATCATAATTATTACGATTACTTAATGTGGACAAATAAGATTTATAGTTAGTGAAATTTAATTTTTCGATGAAATACTTCCACATCATTTTACCATCGTTAACATCCACTCTACCATTACTGTCTATGTCCAAATTCTTTTCGGCTAATAGATTTTTTAAAGTTGGGGTTAATAGATTTGTATTGTAGTCTGAATAAGATGATGTATAAAACCCAAAGATATTTTGTTCTACATCATTGGATATCATATTCAAATACCACTTTTCAGAACCTGGGACAGTATTCTTGTAGTTTATATATCTTAAAATGATGTCCAAATTTTCAAAGTTAAATGTGCTTTTGTTAAATACACAATAATTTATAAGAGATGAAGTTGTAGATGTAGGATTAGTGGATATATTAAATTCACCAGGTATTATTGTGCAAATATATTGTTTCTCATAAGATGTTATGAGTGTTCTGTAATCCATATACAAAGATGGTTGATTTGGATCGACAGGATCTCTTGTTAATAGATTCAATACGCTACCTGTATTATTCAAAATCAAACTATTATTGTTATAAAAAATATTGCCAACTGGATAATTTGTCTTTAAGTCAGAACTATCGTATATATAAGCTTTACCAACGATGTCAGTGTATGTATCAGACTCCATCTGCAATGCAATTTTTGCTTTGATGCTACCACTACCATAAACCGTATCTTCTATTTGAAAATATACAACATCAGCCGATTCAGTACAGTTCTCAGGATTAAATGATGATGTATTTATATAACTTGGATCATTATAACTACCCGATTCGGTTATCAATGGAATGCTTAAATACAAATCGTTATTTAGTGGAATTGGGGATCCAACTATCAAATTTGGTTCTGATAAAGCTACTGAATATCCAAATGCGCTAAATGGTTTATTATACTCTTTTCGTTTGGCAATAGGATCTGTGGTAATCGGTGTTACGACGGAATTGCTAACATTGTAATATAAACACTGACCGCAATAACTTGATTCTCCATAATCATTTACATCATAGAATTTATCGTAATATTTAACTGAACTAGAAATATAAAGCGAACTAAATGGGAAATATGGTTTAGGCGAACCAATTAACACTTTATTATTGTGAGTCGAAACTGAATATCCCATCATATTATCTTTGAAAGTTATTTCATCACCGTAAAGTTTTTTAATAAACAGATACTGATTGGATCCTGTTGGACACAGTCCGTTTTCATAAATATAAGTCGCTCCTCTTTGTCTCAGTGTCGTAGATCCTGAATATTCATAGTATAAAAGATCATTGGGCGAACCCACGGTTAAAACATTTTTATGTAAAGATACAGAATAACCAAATCTATTTTTTTTCTGAGCGGCCGACAAACTTCCAGATGGATATAAATCAAATTCAAAACCTTCCAATTTCAAATATTCAGATCCTGTTATATTTTGGAATCTCTGAGATAGATGCCAACCGCCGGATCCAGATGTAAATAAAAATACTTTGCTAGCTGATACTTGGTTAGACCCAACCACCAACTTATCTTCACTATATTTGTCTATACAAACACTAAATCCAAACGACGATTGATATGGGTCTAAAATAATACTACTACTTAATTTTTGTACCAAATCGTAGTTATTATTTACATTCTTAAAAACATAAACGCATCCTCTACCATTATTATAGCCAGGCGCGCCGACCGCTAAATAATTGTTTGAAATACTAACAGATTTGCCAAATTGAGAATTTATGGATGATGTTAAATAAGCAATTGGAGTTGAGCTTATTTGATAAGTACTTGTAGTTTCTTTAGTAAACTCATTAGATTTATCTGTTATACGTCCGTTTTCATATATATAGTTTGGATCTATTTCGTATATATTTACTTGATTTTGTGTGAAGAAATGTCTAGTATCAAGACTTTGACTTAGTGAAATATCACTCGCTGCGAGAAAATAATCACTAACATCTAAAGATTCTCCATATTTGCTTTGATAAACAAATCTACTTTGATCTTCAATTGTTAAATAACTGCAGGATGAATCTATGTTTGGTAAACTACCGCTATTAGCGATTAAAGAACTTGTATTTACCATACTACTACTTTGTTCGGTATAATATGGGGTAAACAAATTTAAATTTTCGTTTACTAAAGTTTTAATTACTTCATAATTTGATTGAAATTGATTTTTACGAATTAAAAATATTTGACCTTTGCGAGAAAACCCCTCTGAATAATCCCAGTTTTTAGTTGGTGGGTTTCCTATTGCTATTATACTGCCATTAGTAGCAACAGCGGATCCGTATCGTTCGTTATATATGTTAATTAAACTCATACTATGTATTCAATAAATAATAACCCAAACCATAACTACCTTGGTTTTCTACAGTATCTTCATTATCCGTCGTAAATTCGTAACTATTAATAAAATAAGTTCCAC